AACATATTTAATATAGCGACGGCTAATGGCGTCGGGCTTGATACATGGGGCGAAATCCTTGTTATTGGCAGAACGATAACAGACCCTATTAACGGGAAAAAATTCACGTTAGAAGATGATGAATACCGCTCACTGCTTTACTATAAAGCGTTAGCTAACATCACCGACGCAAGCCTTGCAACGCTTAACTATATGCTGAACAAGCTTTTCCCGGAGCTGGGCGGCGTTGTATTCAACGTTATCGACGAAAAGCAAAGAGAGGACGGGACGTTTTACAATAACTATCCCATGCACGTTCGCTTCATATTCACAATGTATTTAACAGATATTCAGCTTGCCGTATTTAGGATAGGCGCGAATTTAATAGTAGGCGCAGGCGTAGGCTGGTCGCTGGTAATGATTGATACCGATAATACGTTTGGTTTTAACGGCAGCCTGCTTCAACCATTCAATAATGGCGTCTTTGACCCGTACCCCAATCTATAGAATAAAGAAAAAAGGAAGTGTTAAAATGGCTATACCAGTAGTTCAAGAACCATTGTATTTATTTGAAAGACCCTTTGCAAACGAAGGGACAAAAAACATCATTCCGGCAACGAATAACGAAACAACGGGATTAGCGTCACAGACGAACGGCTTCCCTGCTATAACGCAAGTCCCAATTAAGGCAGGAGGCATAGCCCCGACACGGGCGGACTTTAACGGTATTCTTTATATGTTATCTGCTTTTGCCTACTGGCAGCAAAGCGGCGGTTTAATGACTTACAAGACGACTTTACAGTATTCTGCAAACTGCCTAGTAAATCACAACAACAAGCTTTATATGTGCATTCTTGCTAATGGCGTAGATACGGCGGCAGGGCTAAAAACTCCGGGCATTGATACAACATACTGGCAAGAGCTTTTGCCATATATAGGCGGTATCACACATGAACAAGTACAAGATAAGATAGACATATCCATTGGAGAGATACCCAAACCTGTGGCAACACATTTCGGCAGTTATTCAACTGTTTCAAGAAGTGGCATTGCTACAACAGACGGAATTATAACTGCAAAAAGTTATCGGAATAGTGCGATTATGGGCTATATAGACGGTTTAGAAGTAATGTATACCGAAGGTAGAAGTAAATACGGACAAGGAAGCTGTTCAATATCTTTTCCAGTACCAAAAGGTACTAGCTATTTAGTGAGTGGCGCGGAGTATGTGCGCTGGCTACCATTGATAAGCGATTAACAAAGGGGTGAAAAAATGGATATTAACAATATAGTCAACTCAACCCGTATAAGAAATGCTAGGTTATTAGATGACATTAATAACAAGATATTAAACAGAGAATACTACAAATTCAAATACCTGCCGATAGAGGGCGCACTGCCCGGGTTATACTTTCAGCAACAAACAGAGGACGCTATTAACGATATAGGCAACGTAGCATATGCAACGGAACAAGTCGCAGATGAAGCGTTAAAAATAGCACAACAGGCTTATAACATAGCTTTAGCAGCATTAGAAACGGCGAATAATGCACTTGCCGAGGCTCAAACAGCGCAACAAACCGCTAATACTGCATTGAATATTGCAAACAATGCTTTAAGCGTTGGAACAGCTGCCGCTACAGCCGCAGCAGCAGCGCAAAACAGAGCAGACGAAGCATACGATTTAGCTGACGCAGCGCAAAAAGCCGCTGACGCAGCGCAAAAAGCCGCTGACGCTGCGCAAAAAGCCGCTGCCGCTGCCGCTAATAACGCTACAAATGCGTTAACAAAAGCAGAGGACGCATTGACAAAAATCGAACAGTTAAGCGTCTTAAACTACTATAACAATTTGACAGAAGCGACAGATGTAAACACATTAGTTGATATTCATCGCTGGTATTTACAAGCTTCTAATAATCCTAACGCGCCCGAAACAAACCCGGGCTTTTTAAACGTTGATAACGACCATAATGACAGTGTATGTAAACAGTTATGGGTGAGCGAAACGACCGGAGCGATTTATAACCGTTTCGGGCAAATCGTAGAAAATAGTGACCCTGCTACTGTTAGTAGTTGGTCAGAATGGTATAAACTGGCTACAAAAGCAGATATTGACGGAACTACAACAGACTTAACCGAAAAAATAACTACTGTGGCGAATAACCTTGCTACACATGAAGCTGACTTCAGTAATCCGCATAAAGTAACCGCCGAACAACTCGGATTAACAACGGTATATCAATATAAAGGCAGCGTTGCTACCTACGCCGATTTACCGACTACAGGGCAGAAAGTAGGCGACGTGTGGAACGTTGAAACGGCAGACCCCGACCACGGTATTAAAGCAGGGGACAATGTAGCATGGGACGGCGCACAATGGGATATTCTAGGCGGTAACCATGATTTAAGTGGATACGCTCAATTAAATTTAGCTAATACCTTTACAGCTTTAAATGCTTTCAGAGCAAACATTATAGTATCAAACGGCACAGCGGCAGGCAGTCAAGGACAAATTGTTTTAGGCGTAAAACCCAGTACAGCAACAGTGCAAGCGAATATCATATCTAGCACAACAGGGGCGTTAAAATATAATGCAACAGAAACCACTGGTCATTACTTCAAAATTGGTAACAATATTGCGACTACATCAATAACTAGTAATGAAAGTGAAACAGCAATCTTTTCACATAATGCCTTTGAATTTGCGCGAGTAACAAATGTCGGCGTTGCGAGATGGCTGGGCAATGCAAATACAGCTACGAAACTAGAAACCGCCCGCACAATAAACGGCGTGGCTTTCGACGGAACGAAAGATATTACCATTGAGGCAGGCGGGGGCGGCGGTGATGTTACCGCCGCAGGAGATAACAACTTTACAGGAACGAACACATTTAATAAACCTATAACAGTGAGGGACGGCGCACTTGCTGGCATTGGTGGAACTATCACATTAGGCAGGAAGCCTAGTAGCGCAACAACGCAAGCAAAGATAAATTCTTCTGCCACCGGAGCAATGTATTATACAGCTACAGAAGGACTGGCACACTTTTTCAATGTTGGCACAGCAGAAGTTGCCACAATAGGCGGCACTGGAACGACGGCTACACTTGACTTTTTAGCTAATAGTATTCTAAAGTATAGCACTTCAATTGGTTTAAGAGTAGGTGGCGGCGGTACAAGGAAAATCATAGGTTTTTACCCCGATGCAGCCGATAACACGGCAGGTATGCGGCTTTTAAATCAATCAGAAGCCATTAGCACTGACTACAGTATATTTTCTTTACAGAATAATTCTGCTATCAGCTATAAGAAAAATGCAGCCTTGCAAGTTGGAAACTTTAAGATATTAGAAGTTGACAGAAATAACAATAATGTAACTATAAAGGCAGGCAGTAATGGGCAGATACTATTCACGCCGAACAACCTAGACAGCAACACAAGCAGCATTGATAGCAAAGGTAACTTTTATATATCACAGGGCTTAACGGTTGGCTCAACGTTAAATACTGGCACGTCTAACGGCGTTATTCGAGCTGGGAACAATGAAAGCTGCCTTTACTTTACAGGTACTGCGGAAAATACTTACTACGCAACGCCGAACACAGGGGACACCATTAAGTATCAATCAGCAGCAAATTGCTATCTGATTAACTGTTCAATCAATAACCCGTCGAGCTTAAATATGGATTTTTCAAACATGAACTTCAAAGCGACCGTAGGAAGTGTGCCTTATATGTGTAAGACGTTAACCTTTTGGTTACCTGTGGGGGCTACTGTTCCGGCGGTAACTTGGACGTTCCCGTCGGGTAGCGCAGTCTACTACCCTAAAGGTGTTGCGCCGACATTAACGGCTAATGCGAATAATATCATTAATGTTATAGCCATAGTTGATGATACGGGCAGCTTTTCCATTCAGGTATTCGATACAGTAGTCCTGCCGTATAGCGGTTAAGAAAGGGGTTTAAAAATGGATAAAAAAACAGTATACAGATACAAAGGGACTGACTACACCAGCATTAACGCGTTGCGGCGAGCTATGCCGAATGTATCGCTTCCAAACACATTGACAGATGAACAGTGTAG